TAATATCTCTTAAGAATGTAACAGTAGCTTCCATTGATCCACCTAACATCTTATCATCATATTTATAGATTCCATCAGATTTTCTAATTACTCCTCTATCAATTGCATCAAGTAAGAATAATTGCATCTTCCAATCTTCACCTTCATATAACTCAATAATTTTTTTAGGTGTTTTTTCAGCTTTTTCAATTAAGAAATCAAGAATATCAGCAGGCATTGCATTATTTAAGTTTCTACCAAGAACTCTACATTTTTTAATTCGTTCAGATTCAGAATCTTCGTGAATGTATTGCATAGCTCTAAATACAAGAATCTTTTTATCAACTCTTATTTTAGTAATTTCTCCTGGTCTTTCAACATATAAATCAGCCATACCGTAACGTTTAGCTCCACCATCTATAACTAGATTACCAGCTGCATCACGTTCATATCTATCTTTAGCAATCCAATTGCAATATTCAATTGCTTCCCAATTTGCTTTATCGACAATATCATCTAAATCAAAATGTGTACCATCAACAATTTCGAAAACCATATCAGCAGGTACAAAATGTTTTAAACCTTTACTCATTTGATCAATATCATCTTCTGATAAAATCATCTCTGTATTTCCAGGATTACCTTTTACCATTTTTACACAATCTGGTAGTCTACCTGTTTTAGGATTTGGACAAGGTTGAATAAAATAAATTTGATTAACTTTACCATAAACACTCCTAAGAATTATTTCATTATTCATATATCATATATTTGTATTTTTTCTTTTAATCTATTTGTTACTTATCTAAAATAGAAGAGATAGTTTTAATTATCTCTTCTATTTGATTTATCTATCTAAAATATATCCTAAACTTCCTCAATGATAAAACTCTTCCAAGGAGCAAAAGCTACAATTGCTGAGTAACCAGTAACGATTAATTTAGATCCTGCAACTGGAGAACTTACTATACCACTTGTGATACCATCTATTCCACCAACTCCTGGATATTTACTTGTTACGAATTCTGCACCTTCTAATGTGAAAGCTGCAACAGCTGGCTCATTAGTAGACATATCAGGAGTCATATCAAGGCAAATTCCATAAGCTTTTTTATCATATTCTTTAGATAAAGCACGGTCCACTATAAAAGATACTGTGTTGCCAGAAATTTCATAAGAAACAAATGTTCCACCTACTTTAATAGGATTTTCAACTTTAACCATTGATTGAGTTGCTTTAGAATACAACACAGTTGGCGTTGAGTTCCATAATTTTAACCAATCGCCTAAAGTAGAATTAATTTGATTCCATAATCTGTCATTTACAACAAATGTATAATGATTACCAGTTGCATTAGCAGCTTTATCATTCATTTGACCCATTACTGTGTTAATTACATTAATGTTAAGTTTAGCAAATTTAAATTTAGAAGCAAATCTTTCAATTTGTGGAATTAAACCATCACCGGCTATTAATGGACGACCATCTTCTGTTAAACAGGTAGATTTACCATTAAGATCCATTGTAGTTTTTTGCCACAATAATGCGTTATTTTTACTTGTATTAAAGTTATCTAAAAGGTCTTTTTCCATTTTATTTAACTTAAATATTTTTTCTTTTAATTCACCAGCTCCCTCACCTTGTGCAATCTTAATAAATTGATCTTGCATTTGTGCATAACGAGATGAAAAACCTATATCGTTCCTATGTTCTGTAAGATAATTTCTATGCTTTTCAATATTCATTAATGTTAACTTATAGTTTCCTATAAGATCAGACTATATTATTAACTCTTATATTTAAATATAAAACCTTTACATTGTTGTTGTTGTCCTCTTAAGACTTTTTGTACACCTGTTCCAAATTTAGAACAAGCTAATGTAATACTATCAAACTCTTGAATTAAATCACCTACTAGATTAAATTGTTGAACTGTTTTTTTAACATTCCTTTTATCTATAAAGGGTTCTAATTTTTCTTTATATTCTAAAGAAATCTGGTAATCTTTATATTGTCTATTAGTTCTAATAGCTGTTGTTATAGAACCAGTTGACTTTATATTAAAGAAGTTACAAATTTCACCTCCAGAATTTAAAGTTATAATAAAATCTCCATTTAAATTATATATATAAATAGATTTATTCCTTAATGATATTTTTGGAAATCCACTAAAAATTTCATGTAATTCAGTAGAATAATAAAATCCTTTCGATTTATATCCACCTTTTACTGATCTTTGTATAGATTGTAAAGTATCATTATTATCTTTAACTGCTTCTACTAATGAATTATAAGTTTCAATGTACTTTCCATCCTCATTATATTTATAACAAGTTTGTCCAGTACTATTAGTATATTTTTTTATATCAATTTCTAAATCTATTGACCAAAAAAATTGTTTGCAGCTACCTTTAAATTTATTTGCATTATGTATTGCTGTATCTGATATACAATAAAAACTAGATGCTTCTATAATAGAAGACCATTGTTTTAATAATGTACCATTTAAATCAAATTGATTTATTTTAACAGAGTATGAACTACCACCTGTACCTCCTAATTTTGCATTATAGGTATCTTTTCTCTGAATAAATTCTTGATTTACTAACTGATGCTCTAATTTAAATGCATCTTCAACTAAATCAAATGTAGCTAAAGTAGATCGTTTAAAATTAGAAGTTCCATATTTCTTTACAGCATATTGTAAAGGAGTTGTAGGATTCATATATGAAGATGGACTAGTTATTATAATCCCACATCCGATGTAACCATCAAATGTATCTATATCTGTTTTATGAACACCTATATATATCTTATTATTTTTTATGTTTGTTGTTTGATAAACAATGTATTTCATTTTATACTTTTATTAAAGTTAGTTTTTCTTTCCACTAATTAAAGTGTACTCTCTTCCGAGATAGTCGTTGAACGTTCTTTGGCACTTCATAAAAATGTTTGTGCAATCCAAAGCTTCGCTGCTGATTGGCATATACTAAAAGCATTATAGTATTTAGCGTTCCAGCAATTAAAAAACTTAGTTCGAGTAGCTTTAGGCTACAAGGAGCAATATTCGTTTACTCTGATATTTGGTATAACCTTCCTCACTATATTCTGGCATAATATTTGAAAGGAATCTAGTGGTTCCACCTACTTGACAATAAGTAGCATCAAGTACTGCTGAAAAATCACTATCAATTAATTGACAAGTATATTCTCAGAAGTTATCTGCTTTTCTTTGCGGTGTAGTTTTGACGATAAACTGTTGACGTGAGCCATCAATTTTTACAGTATCAAATTTTTCATAATACCTTTCTTTAAAGTACATGATAATATCTGAACCACCAGAACCATCACCAGTTGGAGCTGCTGCAAATTCAACTCGTTTAATAAATTCTACATCAATTTCCCACTCAACTTGAAGTGAATTAATTGGTTGAAATTTATTTGCATTTTTTTGATTATAATACACGTTCATTAAGGCTTCTGTTAAGAATGTTGCCGTATTATTCGGTGTCATTCGAGCCATAACTCCCATCATCTTTGGTCTTGTACCTAACAGTTTATAGAAATCCTCATAGGTTCTATTTGATGCAACTTCAGGTTTTACGTTAACGTAACTTGCTACTAACATATGTTAATCTGATTTTTAAATTAAATCGTGAATACTTTTAATTTCTTTATCGGATGTTCTATGAACAACCGTTGTCTTATCTTTTTTCAATTTACTTATCTCTGATTCATATGCATTCTTTAAAGCATCAAAGGATTCTTTACCATAACGTAAAAACCAAGCAGCTTCATATAATTTTTTAGGATCATTTAAAGTTTTATAAAAATCACTAGTTCCATTTTCATCTAAGTCCAATAAGAATGAAAGAACTTCATCTTTCTCTTCATCTTCTAATTCGATTCCGTAGAATTCTGGTGTCTGTACTGCTACATCAACCATAGTATCTGAAAATTGATTGTATTCTTCATCTTTTTGTCTTTTTGAATCTTGTTCCTGAGCTGCATTATATTGATCTTCTAATTCTTTATATTCCACTCGTGTTTTATCTATTTTTTTCTTAAATAAATCTTCATTCTCTAACTCTTTTTTAAGAGCTTCAGCTAATTCATCATCTGTTAAATCATATTTATTTTTCTGATCTAATAAAAACAATTCTTGATCATCATAAGAATCTATATCATAATTCTGAGTTGGTACAACACCTAATTCTTCAATAATAGATTGTTTATAATTTTCTAGAAATTGTTCTACACTTAAATTATTTGA